AATCCATGATATCAGGCCATAGACCGCAACCGAGACAGGCAGAGGTCAGGTTTAGTGTCTTCTAGCTATATCGCATTCACGAAGGGCGTAGATCACTGGTGGACTAGATTCCTACATCCAAAGATCAACCACTGCTACCTGATGACCATAGACCGAGGTCGAGTGATCGTATACGAGAAAGGCATTACAGAGGTTAAGGTTTATACAATTGACGAAATCGATGATAAACTTGGGAATGATCGATTACTTAAATGGAATACAGTAGAGTCAAGGCGGGGTTTGTTCATGCTCAACACATGTGTCGGGCACGCTAAACAACTGCTAGGCATCAACAGGCCGTTTATCTGGACACCATATCAACTATACAAGTACATAGGGAGCAAATCATGGGATTCATGAAGAAACCAAAGGCACCTGAACCCTCAGCGCAGGAACTAGCAGTCGGACAGAGACAACAACGGGCGCTAGATAAGGAAGTAGAGGAACAGGAACAGCGATTCAAGGCACTGGCCAGAGGAAAGCTAGGCAGTGCATCACTACTTGGTGGCGCTCCACGTTCTAGGGCCGAGGCTGCTACTGGTGCTAGAGGTGCAAAGGGCGCTGGTGCTTCCGCTGGACGATCCATGCTAGGCGGGATAGCTGCTAAGGCGAAAGCTAGAGCGGGTGCCGCTGGATTCTTATCACAAATTGGTCAGGTGAGATAATGAAACTTCCCCCGCATCTTGGCTCGATCCAAGACCTGAAAGGTAGAGAGAACAAAGCATTCAATGCCGAGGCTATGTGGCACGATCAACTGTCTGACGTGTACGAGTACTTCCTGCCTCAACGTAATCTGTTCGAGATCGAAGATAAGGGCCAGAAGAAGATGGATCGCATCTTTGATTCTACGTCTCTGACCGCTATCCAGCAGGGTGCTAGCAAGTTACAAGAGAACATAGCACCGATCTGGGCTAGATGGGCCACGTTCAACCCATCGAACGAGATTCTCAACATGCTAGAGACCGGAGACTATAACGTCACCGAGAAGCAGATCAGAGAGAACCTAGAGAAACAGTCAGAGATCGTATTCGATTATATCAATCGCTCTAATTTCGGTACTCAGTTCTATGAGGCCGCGCTAGATTTATTGGTCGGTACTGCCACGCTCAAGATTGATGAGACCGACGATGATTCAATGCCGATTGTCTTTAACTGCATACCCCAACGGGGCATCGCTTTTGAGGAAGGGCCATACGGTACCATCGAAACGCACTGGAGACGGTTCAAGGTTAAGGCCAGACTACTCGAACGAATGTGGAAGGGCTTTCAACCATCGTCTAATGTCCAGAGCATGATCGATCACAAGCCAGATACCGAGGTAGAGGTATCAGAAGGCGTAATCTATGACCCGAAAGACAAGAAATACTATGGCTGTCTATGGGTTAAGCAGGAAGAAAGGTTCTCATGGGTAGAGGATTTCGGTAATTCATCCCCTTGGGTCACTGGACGGTACACCAAAGTCTCTGGTGAGGTGCGCGGTAGAGGCCCAGCCATGCAAACCTTGCCAGATGTACGCTCATTGAACAAGGCAAAAGAGTTTGTATTGCAGAAGGCCGCTATAGACCTCGCTGGTATGTACACTGCTACCGACGATGGGGTCACTAACCCCTACAATATGGTTATAGCGCCAGGGATTGTTATTCCAGTAGGTTCTAACAACACCAATAATCCGTCTATACAGAGACTAGACACGGCATCAAGCCTGTCACTAGCCCAGTTCGAGATCGTAGAGCTGCAAAACTCCATCAAGATCGCCATGTTTAACGACTTGCGTGATCCAGCAGGGCCAGTAAGGACTGCCACAGAGATCGCTATCGAATCCAGAGAGCTAGCCAAGCGCATAGGCTCCGCATTCGGACGGTTACAGACCGAAGTGCTGATACCTGTACTCAAGCGCGTAGTATCTATCCTAATCCGTAGAGGTTTAATCACCCCTATCGAGCTAGATGGTAGAGATGTCGAGGTTAAATTCACGTCTCCACTAGCAAGGGCGCAAGATTCTGAGGATGTTCTAGCGGTACAACAAGCGGTAGAGTTTGTTCTGGCTACTGCTGGGCCTGATCAAGTACAGATGGCGTTTAAGATAGAAGACTTTGGTACTTGGGTAGCAGAGAAGACGGGCATGAGTTCTGAATTAGTACGAGATGACGCAGAGAAAGAGCGCATCATCCAAGCTGGAGCAGAGGCCAAGCAGATGGAAGCCCAACAACCAATGGCTGAACAACCCCCACAACTACAGGCGGTGCAATGAGTTGGGATGATTTAGAAGTTAACGAGGATCAGGCGAGGGAAGCCCAGAGTGCGATTAGAGAAAGGCAAGCGGAGTTAGCCAAGGCTTACAGTCGCTGCTTTGCATCGGACGATGGCATGAAGGTACTAGAGGACATGACCAAACGATTCCTACTAGAGAACGACACTTCCCTTTCCGCACAGAACATCAACTATGAATCGGCTTACCACAACGGTGAGGCTGGTGTCATGCGATACATTGTTCATCAAATCCAGCAAGCGGAGAAACTATGACTGAGAAGAAAAAGAAAAAGGCCGAAATTGTCTGCGATGAGAAAGCCTATCTGACCGAAAAGAAATTCAAATTTGAATGGCTAAATAGCCTAGCGGAACAATATGGATTCGATAAGTTTGAGTATCTCCATAAGTTCCGAGCGTTCCGATGCTACAAAGAAGACAGGCATCTGGATTGGGTAGATATCAACGACCTATCCCTCATCAATGGGGGTAGAAGACTTGAGGAAATCCGTTTGAAACATCAAGCGGTCAGTCCTAGACGGGCTGTCATTCAATATCCGTGGAGATAAACATGAGCGAACAAGCCATAGAGAGCGATACTTCAGAAGAACCAGTTAGCCTGGTAGATGCCGCTGAACCGCAACTAGGCGAAGGTGAATACTTCTTAACCGATGGGATCAAGGGTACTGGTGATAGGCCAGAGTGGTACTTGTCCGAGAAGTATAAATCAGTTTCAGACCAAGCTGCTGCATACAACGAGTTATCCAAAAAGTTCGGCGCATTCAAGGGTGCACCTAAAGATGGATACTCCATGCCTGAAGGTATCGACCAAGAAGATGAGTTGATGCAAGAGCTAGTCGGTTTTGCAAATGAATCTAACATGTCTCAGGACTACTTCAATAAAGCATGGGAGCTGTTATCTGCACAATCAGAGGCAGTAGAAGAGGTTTCCGCTGAGACCGAGATTGCCAAGCTAGGGGATAACGGGGTAGACCGAATCAAGACCGTCGAACAGTTTATGAAGAACAGTCTCGATAGCGATACCTATGAACGTCTACGCTATGCAGTCAATAGCGCGGAGTCAGTCGAGCTAGTAGAGGCATTAATCAACGCTACTGCTCCGGCCAAGCTGCCTATTGATGGGCATATCCAACCTGGAGGCATGACGTGGGCCGATATAGAAGCTGAGATGTTCCGCAAGGATGAGCATGGCAATCTTCTTAGGTCGGTAGATCAAAACCATGAGAAAAAGATCCAGAGCATGATGAAAGAGTTTGGTGGTGATAAACCATATGCTCAACAGTTTGGATAGTTTGCTTTTACATAACTAAATGTTATTATGTCTGAGTCAGATACCCCATCTTGGGCCTGACAGATTTGGGTTGTAGACTGACCGATCTGTCGGGCACTCAGTCAAAACCTCATAACATGCGAGTGTTTCATGTGAAACATTAGCGTTAAATTATTTGATAATTTGAGGAATAGACAAATGTCTAAAACTTTATCTGCTGTAGCAGTAACAGAGTTTGACAGCATGGTGAAACATGCCTACCAAGGTATGGGCTTGCTGAAGAATTCCGTCACTGTCCGAAATAACGTTGTAGGTGATACCTACAAGTTCCGTCGTCAAGGCAAAGGCCTTGCTAACCAAAAATCAACTTCTGACCTCGTCACTCCAATGGATGTGTCTCATGAGTTCAAGACGGCAACTTTGTCGAACTGGAACGCGCCTGAGTACACTGACATCTTTGACCAAGCTGATGTTAACTTCGATGAGAAACAAGAACTGGCAATGACTATTGCTGGCGCTTTGGGCCGTCGTTGTGACCAGCTAGTTATCGATGCTATGGATGCCTCTACTCCGCTGACCACTACGGTTCCTGCTGGAGCGGCAAACCTTACTATTGCTAAGGTTATTCAGGCTCAAGTTGAACTGCGTGACCAAGGTGTACCTAACTCTGAACTGTTTGCTGCTATTGAAGCAGAGGGTTTGGGTGGACTTTTGAACGATGAGAAGGCAACGTCTGCTGATTATCAAGCTATCAAGGCTCTTGTTTCTGGTGAAGTGAACACTCTTGTAGGGTTTAACTTTATTATTATTGAAACTCGCGTTGAAGGTGGATTGAATCTGACTGGCAACATTGTTGACTCTTGGTTCTATCAGCGTCCCGCTGTTGGTTTGGCTGTCGGTATTGACATGAAAACTGAAATCAACTGGATTCCTGAACGTACTTCTTGGTTAAGCAACGGTATGTTGAAGGGTGGCTCTGTCGTTCGCGACGAGGGTGGTCTGGTTAAAGTTCAATACGATAAGACTGCTTAAGGAGCATATTATGTCTTTTGACCGAACGGGTTTAAGCCGCATTGGCGGTTCAGGAACAGGTGGAAGCACTTGGCAGTATACTTCTACTGATGCTAAAAC